ATATATTTGACGACCTGAAACTTTTAGCTCGCTCATCACGCCGCCCCTGTTTCAGAAAGAGCGGCACGGGCGAAGGCTGTGTCAGCTTCCCGTTCACCAATCTCGGCGTTGTCCACGATGGCTTGCAAAGCTCTCTCATACCGCTCCAGCTTTGCCAGCAGCCCCGGCAGCGCGTTGACTGCTGCGACGATGAGGGCGGCGTTCGGGTCTGCATCCCCAATTTCCGGAATGTGCATCGTGCAGATCGGCCCGTGTTCGGTCGAGACGACTTGCGGTCGCCAGTCCTTTATCCGTTCGCTGACTTCCCAAGGCCCCGGCGTTGCGGCGGCCAGCAGCTTCTCCAGTTCTTCATTCATCTTGTGTGTCCTTGTGTGTGGCGGGAAGATCGAGCGGCTTCCAGTATGTGAACCATTCGGAAGGCGCTCCGCCGTAGCCGGGGAAAACTGACCAGCCCGTACCGAACGGCTCAGGCCGTATGGAAAACACTCTGCCTTCCAAGTGCGCCATGTGCTGACTGTCATTCCTGCCGACGATGGCGAGGATGTATTGGCCATCCCTCGGCGCCGTCTCAATCGGTTGCCACTCCACCCGCCGCGCGCGTTCTTCGGACAGGAGGCGGAGGAGGGTGGCGCGGTCGGCGTGGGCTTCTTGCGAGCGCAGTCCAGTCGTTTGAAGCGCCAATTCTACCGCCTCATGCCTCGCCCTGATTTCTGCTATGGTGTCAGTCATTGGCCGGGCTCCTTCAGTGCTGCGCGGGCGGGCAGAGCCCAAAGCCATTCTTCGCCATGCACAACGTAATCTCCCGGCGCGGCAAGCGACCGGCGACCGTGCCAGTCATAGACCGCCAGCACATCACCATCGACATTTGCACTGCCATATTTCAAACGGTCTTGCAGCCATTCGGGCGCTGTGTCGGCACCGCTTTTGCCGGGCCATTGAAAGTATTCTGGCGCGAGACGGCGCAGCACTTCGACTTCCGCCAGCAGCCCCGGCAGCGCGTTGACGGCTGCGACAATGAGGGCGGCGTCTGCCTTGGCGTCTCCGTCCAGTTCTGAAGCGCGAACGCGATCCGTGGTGACGATGTAGTCAAGGCCATCCTCGTTGGAATTGCCCAGCGATGCGATGAGCCAATCCTCCCCCGTCTTGTCGGCGGTGTTTGCTTTCCACGGGCGGTTCGTCGCCTCCGCCAACAGTTTCTTCAGGCCTTCCGTGTTCATTGGCCATCACCCTTCTCTCGGCCTTCCAGCCGCCTGCAGATCTCAATCGCCCGCAGGCTCTCCGGCCCGAACTCGACGCAGCGCGCCTCGATCTGCGCGACGTAAAGCCAGGCGCGGGCTGTGATGGCCTCTTCGCGGTCTGCGCGCGCGGGTGCTGTGTGGTCGATCATGCGTCCATCCCCGCCATATCAATCAACGCGTCGAGCGCGTCTTCTGGTGTGGCGCCTGTGCCGATAGGCGACTCGGGGCCGTCGTAGTTTTCGAACGTCGCGACCCACGGCCAGCGCCAGGCGTCGTAATCGTAATGGATGGTGATGGTTTGCCGGTTCATACCACACCTGTCCGCAGGCGCTTAAAATGCTCAGGCAGCCAAACGTCCCGCGCGTCGGCGAGTTGTCGTTCCATAATCCGCAGGGATTTGTGCGTGGCGCCAAGTCCCGCATCCATCCAGATGTCGCTATAGACGACATCGACCGCCTGATCCGCCTTGGCGGCTACTTCAAGGGCGTTTTTCAGCCGGTAGATCAGGATATGCGCATCCGCAATGCTGCTGATGATTTCATCGATTTGTGCGGTGATCTGTTCGGGTGTCATGATGCTCTCCAAGCGGTGAAAATTTCCCAGGTCGCGCGGCCGGCTTCGTTGAGCCAGGCGGTGTCGACGTAATCGTGTGGCCAGCCGTATTCCTCGAACGCGCTTTCGATCATGAAGACCGACGCGATCGGCAGCGCGTCGCAGGCGAGCTGCAGAGCCTTGGCCTGCGTGAGGGTGAAGATGTCGTTGCAGGCCTCTGCAGCGAGGCGCGCGTTGCGGGCTTCGAGCGCGCAGTCGTTTTCGTATTCCTGCTCTGTGCTGTAGCCGAGGGGGTAGGGCATGGGGTGTCTCCTGTTCTGGAGACGTTTATTCCATAGCCGAATAAGCGCGTCAACGAAAATATTCGCTCGGCGAATATTATCCTGTGTTTCGCAGGGCCTCGATCATCCTGATAACCGTCAGCTTCTCGGTGTCCGACAGGCCGCGCAACAGTTCTTCCTGCGTCGGGCTTTTCGGATCGCGGAACAGGTCGGCGACCTGCACGTCCAGGGCCTCGGCGATGCCCATCAGGTATTCTTCGGTCAGAACTGTCCGGGATTTAAGGGCTTTCGACACGGTGCCTTGTGAGACGTCGAGACGGGCTGCCAGCTTTTCCTGTGTAATTCCGCGCGCTTTCATCCATTCGCGGATGAAGTGCCGGTGAGGTTTGCGGGGGCCGATACGCGCCATGGACATCCGAATATTATCACACAGGCGATAACTGCGCTCTATGAAGGCAGCCGAATAATTATTCTTGACAGGAATATTCTGCTGGCGAATATAGCCGCCATGACAAGCAGCATCAAAAAATGGCGCGACGAGAAGAAGCTGACGCAAGCGGCAGCGGGTGCTCTGGTGGGTGTAACACAACCGACTTGGGCGAAGTGGGAAGACGGGCAGATCCCGCCCGAACAGTGCCTGCCTGTTCACAGGGCAACCGGCATCGCGCTGCACGAGCTGCGCCCAGACATTTACCCGGTGCCTCAGCGCCGCGCCACAGACCGCAAGGGTGTCAAAGCATGACCCCGCACGAAGACCCGCTCCACGCCATCCGCGGCATCGTCTGGGCGACGCCCATCTCGATCGCGCTCTGGGTCATCATCCTGCTGCTCGCGGGGCTCTTCCATGGCTGACGATCTGAAACCAAACACCGCCCGTGCGTTGGGGGTGCGCCTCGGGGGGCGGCCGGCGAAAGCAAGCCGCTCCCCATTTTTGCCCGACGACCTGCCTGCCGCATTAGCGAAGGGCGCAAAGCCTGTGCGCAAGCGGATCCACACTGTCTCGACCAATGCGTCCGAACACCAGATCCAGTGCGCCGTCGCGCGCTACCTCGACCTGGCATTGAGCGGGATTGATGGCTGCATCTGGTGGGCCGTGCCCAACGGCGGCACGTTCGCCTCGCGCATCGACAGCAGTGGCAAGCGCGTCAGCGTTGCTGCCGCGAAGGCAAAGCGGGAGGGCCTCAAGCCCGGCGTCTCGGACATCATGATCCTGTGGGGCGGGCGCCTCATCTGTATTGAACTCAAGACAAGCACCGGCCGTCAGTCGCCGGAGCAAAAGGAGTGGGCCGACAGCGCAACGTGCGCCGGCGCTGCTTACTATGTCGCCCGCTCCGTGGAGCAGGTGGAAGAATTTCTGGACGCGGCGGGGGTTCCGCTGCGGGCACGGACAGGAGTGCGGTAATGGGCAGGAAACCGCTTCATATGCTGTTCATTGAACAAGCTCTCGCTCAAGACACTAACGAGTGCATCGTCTGGCCGTTTGCCAAAACCAAAGACGGATACGGAACTACCGCTGCATGTGGAAAAGGCACGACTGCGCATCGCGTCGTGGCGATCTTGGCGCATGGTCAGCCAACTTCTGCGCGGCCACATGCTGCCCATCTTTGCCACAACAGAGCCTGCATCAATCGCAGGCACATTGTCTGGGCATCGCGTCAAGAAAACTGTCAACACAGCGTGGCGGATGGGCGCTTCGGAAGAGGTACACAGATCGGCAGCGCAAAGCTGACAGAAGCCGAAGTGCTGCAAATCCGTGCACTGAGCAAAAACATGAAGCAAAGCCAACTGGCTCGACAGTTTGGCGTCAATCAAACGGCCATTGGAAAAATCCTGCGCGGCGAGCGCTGGGGATGGCTGGAACAGAATACGCAGCAGGTGGGGTCCCCGGCCAATATTGAATAACCGGGAGGCAACCAGGACCGTCTTCGCAGCCCCACCTGTGCCTGCGTATCGAAGAAGGTCCGAAAGTGAAAGGGTCCTTTATGGGACATCTCAACATAATCTCAGCCGACGAGCGGCTGAAGCAACAGACAGGGAGCAAGCTGCTGATCTGCGGTTTCGCCGGGGCTGGCAAGACCAGCCTCCTGCGCACCGTTGATCCGTCTACAGTCCTGTTCCTGGACATGGAGAGCGGCGACCTCGCCGTTCAGGACGTGGCGGTAGACCAGCTCTGCCCCCAGACCTGGCCGGAGCTTCGCGATCTTGCCTGCTACCTCGCAGGCCCTGACCGCAATGCTGCGCCGACAGACCCCTACAGCACAGCGCACTACGAGGCTGTCTGTGAGCGGTATGGCGGGGCCGAGGCGCTCAACAAGTACACGACCTATTTCGTAGACAGCCTGACCGTGGCGACCCGCATCTGTTTCAAGTGGGCGCAACAACAGGCCGAGGCGCACAACGCAAAAGGCGAGAAGGACACGCGCGGAGCGTATGGCCTGCTCGGACGCGAGGTCGTGACGTGGGCGACGCACCTGCAGAAGGCCCGCTCGAAGAACGTCATCTTCGTCTGCCTGATGGACGAAGTGAAAGACGATTTCGGGCGCGTGTCTTTTGCTTTGCAGACAGAGGGGCAGAAGATCGCCCGCGAGCTGCCGGGCATTGTGGACGAGGTCCTCACGCTGGCAATCATGCGTCCTGACGACGGCCCGTCCTACAGGGCTTTTGTGACGCAGGCCGATAACGAGTGGGGCTTCCCCGCGAAGGACCGCTCCGGCCGGCTGGACGCCCTTGAGCGCCCGCACCTCGGACAGCTCCTCGCAAAACTTAACGGCAAGACGGCGCAGATTTCGACGCCCGCAACCGCCCTGCCGGCCACCCCTGTCTCTCTCGAAAAGGAACTGACCTGATGACCATCTCATTTAATGACGCCAAACCGCAACAGTCTGGTGACTTCGACCTCATCCCTGACGGCACCGTGGCGCCCGTGCGCCTCACTGTCCGCGGCGAGAAGATGACCAAGGCGGGCGACGCCCGCATGCTCGACTGCGAGTACATCGTGACCGCTGGCACCTACGCGAAGCGCAAGGTGTGGACCAACATGATGATCACATCGAACGGGTCGGACGGCCATAACAAAGCTGTCTCGATCACCATGTCGAGCGTCCGCGCGATGCTTGAGTCGGCCTATGGCATCGCAGAGGACGACAAGTCGCCCGACGCGATGCAGGCCCGGACCATCAATGACTGGGCAGACCTCGACGGCCTGGAGTTCGTGGCGAAGTTCGGCATTGAGAAGTCGAAAGACCCGCAATACCCGGACAAGAACAAGCTCCAGGCGGTGGGCGTGAAGGCTGCCGACTATGCAGGCTTCAAGCCGGGCAAGCCGAAGGTGGCCGGGTTCAAGCCTGCCGGCGCGGCTGCAGCGTCTGTCACTAACGGTGCCAGGCCGTCATGGGCCTGAACCTCGATCCCGACACGCGCGTCTCGGCGCGCCTGACGGATCGGCTGGCAACGGAGGCGGGCGCCGTGGGCGTCCGTCTCTCCACCAGTGTGGCAGGCGCGCTGGCGCAGGCCCTGATCCGAGAGTTCATTACTGCGCGTTCGGCTGAGTGGTCGGTGGGCCGAAAGGTTCCCTTCACCGGCAAGCCGGATCCCGAAGCGCTTGGCTTTGCCGAAGCCTCCCTCCCGTCCATCGCGGACGGGGCGGGGGAGTGCGGCCTGCCGATGCACCTGCCAATCGGTGACTGGTCGAAGGCCCAGGTGGCGACGCTGTTCGCCATCGCCCACGACCAGATCCGCGAGCAGGCCGCGCGAACGCTTGAGATTGCTGACAGCGACATACCCTTTTGAGGATCGACCTATGCTTGACTTCAACACGAGCGCCCTACGGCGTTCCGCTGCCGTGGAGGACATCCACACAGCCATAGACGCCGCGCTGATCAAGGGCGCGCAGACCGAACGCCGCCGCACCTACGTGGGTGCATCCTCGATCGGCGGGGGATGCGAGCGCCGCATCCAGTACGAATACCTCCAGACCAGTCCGGACCCGGACTATGTGCCCGAGGCGCGCACGCAGCGGATCTTCGCACGCGGTCACATGACCGAGGAGCTGGCCGTGAAGTGGCTGCGGGACGCGGGCTATGACCTGCGGACACACAAGCCGGACGGCAAGCAGTTCGGTTTCAAGACGGCCAACGAGAAGTTCGCAGGTCACTGCGACGGCATCATCATGTCCGGGCCGGGCATCAAGACGCCCTGCATCTGGGAGCACAAGGCTTTAGGCTCGAAGAGCTGGAAGGCTATCGAGAAACACGGGCTGACCAAGTCTAAGCCAGAATATTGTGATCAGATCGCGCTCTACCAGGCTTACATGGATCTCACCGCGCCGGCGCTCTTCATGGCGACGTGCATGGACGACATGGCGATCTACCTGGAGCTGGTCGATTTCGATCAGGGCCGGGCGCAGGCCGCTTCGGACCGGGCTGTGGCGATTATCCTCGACTCGGAGGCGAAGGCGCTCCGGCCGAAGGTGTCGGACGAGCCGGATTTCTGGCTTTGCAAGGGGTGTTCGTTCAAGTCCCGGTGCCATGACGGGAGGGCTGTCCTGTGATCGATTTCAACTCGCCTCAAGTGCCTGAGTTCACGCACGTCGCCTGCAAATGCCAGACGACTGAGCTTCGCCAGAAGACAACCCGCGCCGGCCGCATCGAGGTAAAGCATCAGTGCCTGACGTGCGGAAGCACAGTTGGCGGAGCCCTGCCTTTGACTGCCTTAAGGGTGAGGCCGCAGGACCATCCCGAATGGGATCACGGCCTGCATGATCAATACTGGAAAGCCTACCAGGAGGCGCGCGACAAGCACGAGCAGGCGAAGAACCGCGTGTTCTGGGACTGGTACGATCGATACCTTGTCTCTGAGCAATGGGAGGACCGGCGCAGGCGGGTCTTTGAGCGGGCAAACTACACTTGCGAAGCCTGCCGGCAGGCCACCGCCACGCAGGTCCACCACACCACATACCAGCACGTAGGCGACGAGCCTTTGTGGGACCTGCGCGCGGTCTGCACGCCCTGTCATGACCGGATCCACTCGTACCGCAAGCCGTGGGAGAGCGAGACGTGATCGACTTCAATGCGTTCCCCAGCTCGCCCGACCGGGGCGCGATGGAGCATATGGTCCACGCCATGTTCAGGACGCCCGTGCGCGGGCTTGTCGAGCTGGCGTGGTCATCCCCGAACCCGCCTCACGCCATCGTCAAGGCGAGGCAGTTCGACCTCGACAGCCTCGATGAGATGATCGACCTTGCAAAGGAAATCAACGCAACCCCGAACCAGAATGTCTACATCTCAGCAGGGCTGCGGGACGACCAGACTGACCGCTTTAACCGCGCTTCGGACGCGGAGGTCATTGCGATAACGGCCATCAAGGTCGATTTCGACACGGCCGGCTCTTACGAGGCGGCAATGGCAAAGCTGTCAGACGCGGGCTGCCTGCCGAACTTTGTTGTCATCACAGGGCACAAGCCACACACGAGGGCGCACGCCTGGTATATCCTCGATGAGCCTGCCCATGATCTCGCCGCTGTCCGGCAGGTCGAGGAGCGGCTGGCAAAATGGCTGGGCGGCGACACGACAGTCGTCAACCCGTCCCGCATCATGCGCCTTGCAGGATCCGTTGCCTGGCCGATCAAGGCCGGCCGCACCATAGAGCTGACTGAGATCGAAGCCTCCGGCCTGCCGAAGGCCGCTTGGAACCTTGAGCACCTTGTCCGCCGCCTGCCTGCCGCGCCACCGCCAAAGGAAGGCTTGGATTTCAACACCGCGCGCTCCGGCCCGCTCAACATCGAGACCCTGATTGAGAAGGCGTCTGCCTCCGGCGAGTGGCACGCCAGTGTCCTGCGCGCTGTTGCCTCGATGACGGCGCGCGGAACGCCGGACGACGTTATACTGAGCCTGCTTCCGCCGCTGGCTGTCCAGCCCGGCTTTTCCCTGAACGAGACCCGGCAAGACATCGAAACCATGCTGCGCGGCGCGCGGCAGAAGGGGTTCAGTCCGGAAGTGCTTGCCGATGTAGGGGCCAACCCGGACACCTTCGCAGGCAAGTGGCTTGAAGACATCGAGTACGTTTACGAGCCGGAAATTGTCGAGGACATCATCCCGGGCAGGGGGGTGGGGGTGATCTACGGCCCCTCGTCCTCGGGCAAGTCATTTATTGCCATAGACTGGGCAATGCGCGCAGCGGTGGGGCAAAAAGTGCTCGACCGCTACACCGTGCCCGCAGGCGTTCTCTACCTGGCCGCTGAGGGCAAACATGGCCTCGACAAGCGCATCCATGCCGCCCGCCAGACTTTGCAGGCTGACGGCCACTGTGCGCCCTTCTGGCGCATGGGGGACTTTGTAAACTTCGCAAACCCGCAGGCCGGCCACATAGACAAGCTGAAGCGGACGGCGATTTCCGTGTCGGAAGAGATGGCCAGCCGGGGCGCAGCGCTCCGGGTTATCATCATCGACACCCTTGCGGCATCAACCCCGGGCGCTGACGAGAACGCCGGCACGGACATGGCGCCGCTGCTCCAGGCCTTTCACCAGGTATCCTCCGACCTCAACTGTGTCGTGATCCTGATCGCGCACACCGGAAAGGATGTCGGCAAAGGGCTGCGAGGCTGGTCAGGGATCCGCGCCAACGTCGATTTCGCCATCGAAACGCAGGTCCTCAAAGACGAAGAGGGCCACACCGTAAAGCGGCAAATCTGGTTCGAGAAATGCAAGGACGGACCTGACGGGTTTGTGCTGGCTGAGTTTGAATTAAAGACCTACTTCCTCGGAAACAAGGCTTCGGGCGCCCCGAATACAACCTGCTGGGTGGACTATTTCCCGCCTCAGAAGGGGCCTTCGGCGGCTGACGTGAGGGCTGAAATCGAGGCTCGCGAGAAGGAGCAGGCGGAGGCTTTGAAGGGTGAAATCCTTGCCGCCCTGGCCGAATGCCTGACCGATCAGTGGCGTCCTTTGCGCGAAACTGCGGAGGTGTTGAGGCACAAGGGAGGGGTCAGCCTCGGCCGAGACAACCTTGTCGGATACCTCACCAGCCTGACCAATGATGTGGCCGAAGGCGTCACCGATCACTGGTTCAAAGGCGCTAAAATCCAGATCCAGACCACCCCGAAAGCAGGTCGTTTTTTCCGCGAATTGCGCGTGCTGAAGGGTGACATCAATGAAGATTGATGTGGGGGTTGCCCGGGTTGCCCGGGGTTGCCTGAAAAGTTGCTGGGCAACCCGGGCAACTATGAAATCATTGAGGTTTTTGAAGGGTTGCCTAGGGTTGCCCGGGGTTGCCCGGCAAAGTGGTCAGGCAACCCCCCAAAAAGTCTATAAAAAACAGGGTTGCCCGGGTTGCCCGGGTTGCCTACCCCTAAAGGGGTCCCTTACGGGCCGGGCAACCCCCGGCCCACGGGACCTGGGGGCACCCCGTTTCCCCAACACCCCAACGCGAGCGCTTGACGCGATTTGCGAATTGGGTTTTCTTACGCCTCGTCACGCAAAGGCATCGACCAGCGCGGACACCCCAGCGCACGGGCTTCTCAACGAGGAGCCCGAAATGAATAGCACCAATCCCCGCGCCCGCTTCTGGACAGAGGCGGAGCTTTCGATCCTACGCACCGGCTGGGCAGCAGGCCTGAGCTGCTCCGAGATCGCAGCTAAACTCCACCACCGTTCCAAAAACTCCGTCGGCGGGATGGCGCATCGCCTTGGCCTGCCTGTGCGCGGGCCGGGCATGGTACCAAGGTCCAAACCACGGATGCAGACCCCGCGCCGGCCGACGGCCACTTCGCGCGGCACGATCATCCGCGACTACGTCCCTGCGAGGATCACCCTGGCGGGGCCGGTGTGGTCGCATCCCTCGAATGCGAGGGCGGCGTGATGGCATATCGCGAGTACGATCCGCAAATCGCTCCTTACATTGCCCGCATCGAGGCGCTTGAGGAGGAGCTGGACGCCGCTCTGAGCCGTGCCGAAGCTGCCGAAGCCGCTCTCGGTTTCGGCAACCAGTGGGACCGCGCCGCGCCGCCGCTCTCGCTGCAGATGACACGCATCATGCGGCTGCTGTGTGCCCGGCCGCTGACGGTTGCCGAGATCGCAGACAAGCTGGCGATCCAGTATCCCGTTACCACGCCGCGCAACATCCACGTCAGGCTTTGCCAGATGCGGCAGATGCTGCCCGGGCCGCTGATGCCGATGTCCGGCGGTCACGGGAAGCCGGTGCAGGTGCGCGATCCGGAGGCGCTCAAGGCGTTCTTGGCGACGGGCGTGCTGCCGATGCCGAGGGCCGCCTGATGGGCCGCACGACAGAAATGCAGTCCCGCGCAGACCAGCGCGCAGAGCGCCACGCGCGGACCTTCATGCCAAAACAGGCGCCGCGCTGCCCACAGGTCGAGGCGCTGATGGCGCAGGGATACCTTGCGCAGCAGATCGCATCGATCCTGCACAGGCCGGTGATCGATGTCCGGCTGGCGATGGCTGTGGCGGACAGGGAGCGGGGGCAATGATGCTCGAAACATGCAAGCGCGGGGCTCACGTCAACCGCATCGTCAACCGCGTCAACCGCAACCTGCGCGGCGATAAGCACCTCGAAGAATGGCACGTCTGCCGCTTCTGCAAACACGAACGCAAGCACCGGACGGTGAAAGTAATCGGCCAGGAGGACACGCTGTGGAGATCCTCGCGATGATCTGGGTGCTGATCTGCACGCTCGGCGGCGTGCTGTTTTTCTGGATGGTCTGGATGTCGCTTGGCGGAGGGAGACGCGAATGATGAGGGGCGAGGTTTTACAGTGGGGCCTGTCGATCGATACGGACGGCAAGGTCTGGAACGTGACCTACGGCGGCTCTCAGAAGCCGGACCACGTCTTCGAGACTTTCGAGGACCTGATCGACTGGCTCGAAGATCAATGGGAGGGCCTGCAAATTAGCAGGCTGGGTAAACAGAATGGCTGAACTAAGAACATTGGACATTAAATTGTTGCACGAACTTTTGTCGTATGACGCTTTCACCGGTGATCTTTGCTGGCGTCAAAGAACGGCAGAACATTTTACGACAGAGCGCATTTACAATTCTTGGAACGCTAAGAACGCGGGGCGGTTGGCGGGTCATGTGAACCAAGAGGGTTATCGAGCAGTTGCTGTTTTTCGAACCCAATACCTTGCTCATCGGATTGTCTTTGCGATGCAGGCAGGTCAATGGCCAAACGGCCTGATCGACCACATTAACGGCAAGCGCTTAGATAATAGGATCGAAAATCTGCGCGTGGTTTCAGACATTGGCAATGGGAGAAATCAGAAACGCCGCTCAACCAACAGAAGCGGCGTTAATGGAGTTCATTGGTACAAAGCAAAAGGAGCTTGGCAGGCGTCAATCATGGAGAACGGCAAACAGATTTTGCTGGGTCGTTTTGCGCGTCTTCAAGACGCTGCGGCTGCGAGGCAAGCGGCTGAGATACGTCTGAACTACCACCCCAATCACGGAAGGGTGGCTGACAATGGCTGACACCCTCACAACTTACGACGACCCCACCACCGCCACGCTGATGGAGGCGATCAACGAAGCGCGGATCCTTCTCGCGTCGGACGCGCACCGCAAGGACCTCGCAGAGATGGCGAAGATCAGCACCGAGCTGATCCGCCTCGATGAGCGCAGGACACAGCTCCAGGTCACGATCGATGAGCGCAACAAGGTCTACCTTGCCGCTGAGGAGGCGCTGGGAGCCCATCTTGCCACCAAGCATAGGGTGGTGGCCCCGAGCACCGAGAACGCCGCCACGAGCGATCCTGAGCCGATTGTGAAGAGGAGGGCTCGCCCGAGTGCGGATCACGCTTCGAACTGCGCCGTGTATTTCGATGAGGAGTGCGATTGCCAATGACGACAGCCCTTGCCTCCCGACCTTCCGCCTCGGCCATGTCGATCGTGTCCGAGATTGCCATGGCTCATGGATACCACGCCAACGCTTTGCTTGGCCGGTCGCAGGAGGAGGGCATTTGCCGGGCGCGTGCGCGCGCCATGAAAACCCTCCACGAGGACAAGGCGTGGAGCCTTACCCGCGTCGGTGTGCTGTTCGGCGGCAGGTCCAGAAAAACAGTCTGGGCCATCATAAACGCCCACAAAGAAAGGGAAAAAAGTGTCTCGGGTTACCTGAGACACCCAGACCTCGCCCACGAGGTTGAGGCACAAATGAGGCGCATCACCGGCCTCAACATCGCCCACCAGCTCGCCCATGAATTAAGCGTACCCACATGGCAGGCTATATTCCTCGGCATCCTGATGGAGGCTTATCCGCTCGTGAAGACAGCAGACCAGATCATGGAAGCCTACGAGGCTGCGACCGAGCGGCTCTACCAGGCCGACGCGCCCGGAGCGATGGACAGCCAGATTCGCACGTTCAACTATCACATCCGCAAGCGGTTCGTGGATCTTGGCTTGCCGGATCCCGTCACCGCTGTCCGGCCGCGCGGGTTTGTGCTGACGTTTGATGCGGCTGTGTATCTTCATTGCCGGTTCGGTCGGCCGGTGTCGATTGGGACGAGGATGAGTGCGTGATGGCCAAGACACCAAAGGAGCCGAAGGAGGCCAAACCATTAGGCCGGCCAAGCAAGTTCACCGAAGTCGATCTCGACAAGGTGAGGTCTCTCGCCGTCAAGGGATGGACCGATGACGAGATGTCTGCGTTCTTCGCAGTGGACCGATCGACCTGGTATCGCTGGAAGGCGAACTTCCCGGATTTTTGCGACGCCCTAAAGGATTGGAAGGCCGAAGCAGACGCCCGTGTCGAGCGCAGCCTGTACCATAAAGCGGTCGGCTACTCGTCTGAATCGGTTAAAGTATTTCTGCCCGCAGGCGCCGAGGATCCGATCTACGCGCCCTATGTCGAGCACCATGCTCCGGACACTACAGCTGCGATCTTCTGGCTCAAGAACCGCAGGTCGGCTGAGTGGCGCGACAGGCAGGAACACGAGCACACAATCGTTTCGCACGAAGAACGCCTTGAAAAGCTAAGGCAGAAAACCAGTGACGAAGGCTAGTCAGGCTCAACTCACCGACGACGAGTACGAACAGATCCTGTTCAACGACGAGCTGTACTTCGAGTGCTGCCTGCAGATCCGCACCAAGAGCGACGGCCTGAAGCCGCTCGTCCTCAACTCATCGCAGCGCTACGCTCACGAGCGGCTGGAGCGCCAGATGCGCGAGACGGGCAAGGTGCGCGTGCTGATCCTCAAGGGCCGGCAGCAGGGCATCTCGACCTATGTCGGCGGCAGGTTCTACAAGCGGGTCTCGACGTCGAACGGCGTCCTGGCCTTCATCGTCACGCACGAGGACGCTGCGACGCAGAACCTCTTCAGCATGACGAAGCGCTACCACGACAACAACCTGCCCGACTTCAAGCCCATGACCGGCGTGGCGAACGCCAACGAGCTGAAGTTCTCGAAGCTCGACTCTGGCTACAAGATCGCCACCGCCGGCGCGCGCTCTGCAGGCCGGTCCAACACCATCCAGCTGCTGCATGCGTCCGAGTTCGACTTTTGGCCCGACGCCAGCGCGTCCGAAGTGTGGAAGGGCCTGGCCGAAGCTGTGCCAAACGAGCAGGGCACCGAGATCATCATCGAGAGCACGGCAGACAAGCCGGGCGGACGCTTCCACCGCGCATGGATGGCCGCAAAGCGCGGCGAGACCGGCTACATGGCGCTGTTCATTCCGTGGTTCCTGCACGAGGAGTACCGCTCCGAGCCGCCCAAGGGCTGGCATCCGCCGCCCAGGTTCCAGGAGTACATGGCGCTCTACGGCCTCGACATCGAGCAGGCCTACTGGGCGTGGGACAAGAACCGCGACATGGCGATGCTCGACGGGCTCGGATCCGACGAGTTCTGCATCGGCTTCAAGCGCGAGTATCCTGCCACTGACGAGGAGGCTTTCGAGGAGGCGGGCGACGAGCTGACGCGCGCTATTCCGATGGCGTGGATCAAGGCTGCCCAGGCTCGCTACATCCAGAACCGACACATGCCAGGCAGCCCGATGACCGGCCTCGGTGTCGATGTGGCGCAGGGCGGGCCTGACAAGACGGTCGTCACGCCTGTGCATGGGGTCCGCATCGAGCAATCGACCGAGATGCCCGGCTCGATGACAACGGACGGCCCGGCCGTCGCCGGCATGGTGGTTGCGCTCGTCCGTGACGGCGCGACCATCGCGATCGACATGGGCGGAGGCTGGGGCGGCGACGCACACACGCACCTCAAGAAGCACCTCGACATGCCCGTCGTGGGCGTCAATCCCGGCGCGGGCGCCAACGCCAGGTCCAAGCATGGCAACTACGAGTTCAAAAACATGCGCGCCTATCTTCACTGGATGATGCGCGAAAGCCTCAACCCCATCACCGGCGACAAGATTGAGCTGTATCCTGACGAGGAGCTGGCACAGGACCTGGCATCGCCGTCGTTCGAGATCACGCGCCAGGGCATCCAGATCGAGAGCAAGGACGCCGTGAAGAAGCGCCTCGGGCGCTCGCCGGACAAGGGAGATTCGTGCCTGCTCGCATGGTACGCGTCGTCGCCATCGAACCGCGCGCTGGCCAAATCCCAGCAGGTCAGGGGCAATCAACCATCCGTCACGCCTCACCGCGCTAAGGTGATCGGCAGGAGGTAAACCACCCCATGATGCGCACACCCAAGATGCCGCCACCACCACCGCCACCGCCGCCACCTCGACCTATCCCTACGGCGACCTCGCCCAACGTGCAGCAGGCTGCGGTCGAGGACGCGCGCCGCAACCGCGGTCGCTCTGGCCGCATGTCTACGATGCTGTCCGGCTCGCTCGGCGACGGCGACTACGCCGCGCCGCCACCCACTGAACGCAGGACGATGCTCGGATGATGAGGAAAATGGTAAAGCGCGCCATGGACAACAAAGCTGCGGGCCATCGCGGCACCGGAAGCATGGACCCTCGGGTCCCAATCGAGGCTAATCTTCCGTCTGCCGCGCCCGCTGCCGCAAGGCAGCAAGCAGGGGAAATGAACACAATGCTGTCCGGGTCGCTTGGCCGCGCCGGGCGCCCTGAGCCTCGCGGCCCTCGCAGAACGATGCTCGGCTGACCCGTGGCTTACGAGGGCATCGAGGAGAAGAAGACCGACAAGGACGCGCTGCAGGCGCGGGCCAAGAAGGCGTTGGAGGCTGCGCAGGCTGCGTTTAGGCGCAAGGCGGTCTACGACACGCTCTGGCAGATGCAGGCTGAGATATTTTACCCGCCCCGCGCCGATTTCACCCGTACCTACTCCGACGCTTCCGAGCGTTACGAGGGCATCATCACCACCGAGCCGATGCTGATGCGCCGCGACCTGGCGCAGAACCTCGGTGCGATGCTGAGGCCCCGCGGCCGCGAGTGGTTCCGCGCAGCCGCCCGCCCCGAAGACGTCATGCAGGACGACGAGGCCAAGCAATGGCTGGAAGCTGCGTCCAAGACCATGCGCAATATCGTGTACGCACCGAAGGCGAACTTCTCCAAGGCTATGGCCGAGAGCGACCACGACTACGTGACGTTCGGCAACGCTGTCGTCGCGCACCCCTACAACCAGGACCAGTCCGGGATCCTGTTTTCGTGCCTGCACCTCAAAGACGTCGCCTGGAGCAAGAACTCCGAGGGCCACGTTGATACGCTGCACCAGAAGATGGTCCGCCCGATCAGGCAGTTCGCGCAGCTGTTCGGCAAGGAGGCCCTGCCGATCGAGTGGCAGCGCGCGCTCGACCAGAACCAGGGCGAGGAGAAGCGCACGGTCTACCGATGCGTGATGCCGTTCGACCCGTTCGGCTACGACTCGAAGGAGCGCAAGCTCAAGAACGCGCAGTACCAGGCCGTCTATGTCGCCGACGGCGCCAAGGATCCGGGGCTCGCGAGCGGCGAGTTCCTCACGTTCCCGTTCACGGTCCGCATGTGGATGGACGTGTCCGGCGAGGACTACGGACGATCGCCCTGCACGGACGTCGCGCTGCAGGAAGGGCGCATGTTGAACGTGTCCGAAGAGGCGATGCTCACCGCCATCGAGATGAAGGTGCGCCCGCCGAGGGTCGTCAAGAAGGGCCTGCTGCACGGGCCGCTATCGCTCGCTGCCGGCACTGTCACCTACGCCGACGCAGACTATGACAGCCGGATGGGCGACGTCGTCACGCCGATCGAGGCGGGCGACCCGCGCTACGGCATGGAGTTCTCTGAGCGGCAGATGCAGCGCATGGGCCGCGCGTTCTTCGTGGACCTGCTCCGGCGCCTGCCTGAGAAAGAGATGACCGCCTACGAGGCAGCCGAGTGGGTCGAGCAGTACGTGACCCAGGCCGCGCCGATCTTCGAGCCGATGGAAGCCGAGAACGCATTATTGATGGACAGCGTGTTCCAGCGCGCGATGGCCAAGGGCGCGTTCGGCGCGATGCTTGAGGATGGCTCGATCGATGGCTTGCCCGAGCGTCTGTCCGAGGCCGACATCGAGTTCGAGTTCGAGACGCCGCTTTCGGACGCGCTGCGCAAGCTGAAGGCTGCGCAGTTCGATCAGTTGATGGGCCGAGTCGGGATCCTGCTGCAGAGCCAGCACCCCGAGGCCATGGGCGCGATCGACAACGTGGACTTCGACCAGGCACTGCGCGACGCGATGGACGGCCTCGCGCCGGCGAAGTGGCAGAAGAAGAAGGAAGACGTCGAGGCGATCCGCGCAGGCAAGGCCGAAGCAGCGCAGGCTGCGAAACAAGAGGCCATGGCGATGGAAGTCGGGCAGTCTGCCATGAAGGCGAACCCTGACAGCCTGCGCATGGTCGGCGACGCGCTGAGCGCGGGCCTTGAGCAGGTCTGATGTCCCGCCCCCTGCGCATCGACGAACTGCCACCGCTGGAGGCTGACCACGTCCTGGCGATACAGGCGCTCGCACGCGGCACCGCGACGGGAGCGCAGCAGGTGACGGCAATGTGGGTGCTCACCGGCATGCTGTGCGGCGTGGCATCGCTGCCGCCTGCGAAGCTCTCAGAGCGCGAGGCGGGGTTCCTGGCGGGCAAGCAGTGGGTGGGGCTGGCGATGAACAAGTTCGCGTCTG